GTAGTAGAAATTCTCACCCCTATAAAGTCCAAAGGTTATAGTAAGAAGCACAAATGGAATTGATATCCACAGTAAGACAGTGCCTAACATTTAACGTTACCCGGTGATAAGGATTGGAAAATTTTTGAACAAACACCAATAGCACCAGGTGTGCCATACACACCAGAGAAGATATAAGATATACCCAACTTAGAACAATACAACTCCAGTTCCTGACATTTTGTTATGTCACTGGTGCTGTGATCAATAATAATATCGCCCTCCTCAAGCAAAGGTAGCAATTCATCAAGTGTGTCTTCTGCCTTTTGCTCTGGAAGCGTAATCTGAAAGATGCCAGGAATTTTACCAGCACTGGTAAATTTCTTATTATCAGTTTTAACTGCTCGGACAAGATACTCTATTGAAGTTACACATCCACTAAGGTGTCCTGCTTCATATTGTCCACAGGCATTCTCATAGTTAGTACTACTGTAACCCCAGACTTCAATACCCTTAGCAAGCATACGGCGAGCCATACCTTCACCAGTACGACCTAACCCAATCATTCCAATTTTCATTTAATTAACTCAATTTACATGTACAACGCCGGTCATACCAGCGCCTTGATGAGGACCACAGAAGAAATTATAGTCCCCTGCGTCAGCAAATACAACGTCTTGTGATTCTCCTGGAGCAAACAGTAATGCTTCTCTAGACAGGTCAGGACGTGCCTCAACAATAATATTATGGGGAGGTAATGATTCATTGATAAAATGAACCGTATCACCTGCAGAGATTGTGATCTCATTCGGTGAGAATGCTAGGTTACCATTAGCACCCATTGATACATCAACTGCCCATACAGGAGCAGCAATAAAAAGAGTAAAAAGAAAACTAATAATAAATTTCATAATTGTTATAAACTAATTTTTAACCAAGGTAATAGTGGAGGAATAATTCCTATGAGCCTGAGGAGACCTTCAGCAAATAAAGCGAGAACAACCCAACCCACACACATAGAAATAAGTCCAGCATTCCGGTTGTGTTTACGAATTGCATCATCAATCATCTCCTGACACTCTTGTTTAGTTACGTAATCTTTGGGCATTATGTAACTCCACTATCTATAATATGTGTGCGTGATTATACTAACCATTTGTTATGAGTTCGTGACTTCACAGATTTGATCTGGACAGTACTCCTCTTTATAGTAATGTATTTTTTCAATTAAATTTTCATATTGATCCCACATGTATTCCGAACCAGTTTGTTCTTGGTACATTTTACATGCTTTTTCTAAACGGTAAATGTCGCAGGCATTTAGTCTCATCGTCATAACACAAGTTATACAAATAATTATAGTAATTTACTTAGCAATTCCACGCTCTCAAACTTTTATTAATCCTACTGTCAGGATCTCGTGACGTTTTCTTGCTAGTCAGTTTCTTTTTCATGCCTTTCATTCTTGCACAGAATGATGCACGTCTTTTATTTCCTTTCTTTTTTGATGGAGCTTTTAAATCAGAACCAGGATTTTCACGTTCATAAGACTTTCTTCCTTTTTCATTAAGACCACCCTCTTTATTTTGACCGGATTTTTTTGTCCATGCAGATTCCGAAAGATCTTTAATCTCTTTATATGATTTCATGAGATTCCAACAATTATGTTTATTTATTTCTACCTTGATAGTGCCATTTAGGTTTACCCGTTAAACCATTTAAATATATTAAATTAGTTGAAAGTACATAGCGAGGATTATCCGTAGGATTTAATTCCGTTTTATGAGTTAACCAACCAGGAAAAAATAAAACATCGTTTGTTTTTACTTCAATAGGTCCCCAGATAAGATCAGTACTATCTTGACCTAGAGGTTCTGAACATTTATATGGTCTTAGTGGATTTTCAATTAAAAGGTTTCCACTTTTTTCTGGGACTTCTAGATATGCTGCAATAGCAATACATGCATTTTGATGGTGATGTGCTTCAGTCCATCCACCCTTTCTATGTACATTAATCCATGATTCTGATACAGACATATGACATGGTGGAGACTTATACCATGTGGTCATTAAAAATGAAGTTACATACTCAACAAACTCAAAAAATTTTTCAAATTCTTGCCAGTTATGTGGTACATCCCAATCAGTTTCTACTTTGTACCCTGCAACATTATTAAGATGAACTCCAGTAATAGCATCACCGTTTTCTGGATCACCCCAACCTTTTGCTGTAGAAATCTTTTTTGATTCTTTTAAATAATTATCTACTTTAGGTTGAAATGATTTAAAATTAAAATTAAAATTTGTTTTGTAGATATATGCAGGAAAGGCATCTATGCCTTCCATAAAATCAAACTCATTATGATATTGAAAATCCATAATTTAATTACTCATAATAATATTTATCTACCTTTTTCCACCACTCATATCCTTAAGCATTTTCTGTAACTCAGCAGTACTACCAACAAACATAGCGTTATTGGTAACTTTAGATGGTCCTTTTTTATCTTCATCTAAGTCTTTCATTTTTTTATGAAGATCTTGAAGTTTCTCTGTCATGTCTGAGACATGCTTCATTGCCGCTACAGCAACTTCATACGCTCTTGGGTGCCCACTTTCCTGAGCAACCTCTAACGCACCTCTGACCGCCTCCTGACCTTGATCTATGAGTGAGTATAGTTCTCCTCTGGTATATCGGTAATCTTTTTCCCGATCATCCTCGTCAACCTTAGGTGGTTGTGGTTTACATGGTTTTGATTCCTCAACAGGTTCAGCACTAATGTTGAGGACATCTTCCATATTTTCTTCTAGGTTACTCATAAGAATTCCATCCCTTCATTAAATCCAAAATCATCGGTAGAGACTACAAACTGATCATCGGCAGCATCAACTTGTCCATCTTGATTATAATCAACCTTTGCTTTAGGAGTGTATGACAATTCAACGTGTCTCTTGTTAACATTAAGATCTCCAATAGTCTCAATGACACGTGCCTTACGAATAACATCTGCCTTGGTGTAGGGACCATAGATGTAAGATTTCGCAGTAAATGATAAAGTATATGTAATAGATCTTCTTGTACTAAAATCTTCTTCCCAATCATCCTCAAAGTTTACACTGTTGAGAACAAAAGCAACATCTCTAATTTCATCCATGTCAGGAATAAATTTAATACTCACATTTAACGATGGTTGAAAAAATGGTAAAATTTGTTCTAAAATTTGCAGTCCATCGTCTTGCGACTTAGCGATAATGCCTACTTCAAATCCTATATTATATGGTACAGGAACATATTGAGTTCTTACTTCTTCTCCGTTATCTGCAATAGCAGTTTTATATTTTTGAGTGGCTGCTGTTTTTCTTGCACTATCATAATCAATGCTTGACATTTCAAAGTACATTCTTGGTAGAGTAATAGATACCTTTCTACCATCAGAAGGATTACCTTGTAATGGATACAAGAATTTTTGTTTAGGTCCATAAGCAAGAGGAACTTTTTCAGTTTCCAGTACCTGACCATCAACAGTTTTTTTCAATTCAATATTATTGAATAATGTTCCAAAAGCGATTACTGTTTTTCTAACCGCTTCGTTATAAAATTGTGTTCCTAACATTAGAAGCTACCTGTAAAATTACCAAACTCACCGAATGGGTTTCTTTCACCCCAGTCAATAATATTATCCGCACCATCTTCAATTGATTGATTCTGATCAAACTCAGTGCTTGTGTTATTAATTGTTGAGAATGTTCCTAGTGTATATATCGCATTAGACTCAACACCTCTGATGAGATCTCCATCTAAGAAATTGCCAGTACGATTCATTACCTCTAGGGTATAATCAACTCCATTCCAATCTGCTACCTCAGCAATTGTTGCACTATCTAAGTCAAACATCTGTGCTCTTTGACCACTGGTGGTAGTATCTGTGTAAGCATTAATTACGTATTTAAGATTTACTGAGTCGTAATAAAAATGTCCCGGTACAGTTGTTGTATCCGTACCATTAAATGTGTAAACGTAAGAGATTCTACTATCTTCAAATTTCCAGTAGTAGTATTTTTTCTGAGTAGTAATTGCATAGTTTGGATCAAATCCACCAAGAGCAGTTACTTCAATTACACTGTTAGATGAAGTCCAAGTTCTACTACCACTTTGTTGTACCATTCCTCCAATGACAACATGTTCATCTTTAATAAATTGAACCGTTTGAGGTGGAGCATCAATAGATATGGTAGGTGGGTTTGCAGGATCATATCCCGTTCCTCCACCAACGATTGATAGTGACACTACACCACCATCTTCAATAGTAGATTCAACAATACCACCTGTCCCCCCTCCACCTGTAATACTTACAGAGGGTGCTGTGTTATAACCAGTTCCTGCAAGAGTTACAGTTGCTCCAGATATACTGCCGCTAGAATCAACGGTAACTGTTCCAGTTGCTTGCTGTCTGGTAGTAAGACCAAGATTAAGGGTTGTGATGTTACTGAAATCTCTTTCAATATCGTCAATTTCGTCAATCCCGGTGTCAAACTTGTCTGCTCCTTGCTCGTAGAGTTCAGCAGTAAGAACATAAAAATACTGTTTGCCCAATTGGAAGAATGGTTGTTCTCTTTCAACATACTTGATTTCGTAAGTATCTTCTGTCAATGGAAAATATATTAAATCTCCTTCGTTCGGTCTACCATCTACTGCTAAATTCATTGCAGGATTTGCAGATTGTTCCCACCTTCTTCTAGAAACAACAAATGTAATTTCGTCAGTAATTCTTAAACCAAACTTACTAACAAATTCATTGCCTGCTCCAAATCCCTCAACATTAACTAGCATCATTTCAATCATATAACTTTGATTGAATTCTGATTGAATAACTTCTCCTAAAGTTTTATCTTTAATTTGAACCCTAGGAACGTAATAAACATCAGCACCGAACAATTTAATTTGCTCGTCTACTAAATCTTGTACAAGATTCTGTTCGGTTTTATTACCACCGTATTGTGGGAAGTATACCTTTTTCATCCGATCATATCCATTGGTGGAAGTTCATATGTACTGCTGGATTTTTCCATTAAAGCAGCAATTTCTTTTTCTGCATCATCATATAATTGCCTACCATTCATACTGACACCACCTGGAAGTTGAATACCATTAAATTTAATAAGGTTCTGACCCCACTGTCTTTTAATTAATGCGGTAGAATATTTTTTAATAAACGGATCGTTATACACTTGAGTAAACGTTTCTGGATCAAGTGCTCTAAAACAATCAATAAGTACCCACTCGTCTTTCATAACTCTTTTTGGATCAATATCAATATACAAACGATCTTGTCTGCAATTAAATCTATATGAAATCAATGAACCAGTATTGATAATCATATCAATATTTTCAAAGTGTTGCTTTATCATGTAGTAGTTGACCATATCAAAACCACCAAAAGCAAGACCTGTACCTGATGCATTTGAAAACAAATCCATCAAATAATACTGGTTGCTCATACCAAACATATTATTTCTTACGAAGTTTGAACTGATACCATATACTTTACTGATACCAAATATATGATCAGGAACTTCTAAGTAATTTTTTCGGTTCTCCCAAGTTGCTGCATCTGGAGCAGCAGTAGAAACTGTTTCATCTTCTGATGTAAACCTTGTTATATCATCGTCAGTAAACTGATGTTTGAGGTACATTCTTTCAACACCATCATAGTGACGCTCACGATAATATTGCAATGCATCATCAATAGCATCGTCAACTTGATCGTCATCTATATTGATCTCTAGAACTGGGAACCCTAATTGTCTTAAACAATAGTCCCTTAGCTCGGACCTGCTAGAAGGTTGAGCCATAAAAAAATACCCCTAGTTTCCTAAGGGTATTTATAATTCCTAATGATGATCAGAAATCAATCGTATTTGCTGCGAGAAATGCTGGAACCCAATTAGGATCAAATGCTGTAACATCTTCTTCCGTGGTAAGATTATTCAACAAAACTTCGTGGGCATTGTTGGCATCACGTGCTGCTTTTCTATATGCAGCAACTTTTGTTTGTCTAGTAGTTACACCTTCACCTTCAAGAGAATCTAATTCTTTTGCTCTTTCACCACGCCATGCAACGGGTTCAATAGCATCCGAAATTAAAGATTTAATTCTAGCAGTTTTAACAGTTTTTAATTGATTAATCCGAGATGTTTCTGCTTCTAATAATAATAATGCTTGCTGTTCTTCTTTCGTTTTACCAGCAAAACGATTAACAACAGTATCTTTAACATCATTTAATGTTAAAGATGAAATCTCCTCATTATCAGGATCAAAATTATATTCAACAATATAATCACCAGAGTCTAATGACTC